GACACACTCTATTAGTCCAAGGTTTGGAGCGATTTACGGAGGGTGTCACTGCATGGTTTGAGTCACCAGTAAAGGTAGGTAGAGGGGGCAGAGCGCAGCATAAGCTAATAGGGGGTGACCCACAGGTAGTGGCCTTCATTTTTATGAAGTACATCATCAATGGCATTAGCAAGAAGAACGTCATGTTGCAGTCCATCCTTAGAAACGCTGTACACCAAGTTGAAGATGAATACAGACTCAAGCAACTACGTGAAGACGATAAGAAACTTTGTAAGCGTTTAATTGACGCTCACAATAAACGCCAAGGTAAAGCTAGGCGACTTGCTCTTATCTCAGGCATGGTGGATGAAGCCTCAAAGGGTAATGTCCAAGCATGGCAAGATTGGGATAATAATGCTGTCCTTCAAATAGGCTCAAAGCTTCTAAGCATACTTATTGAAACTGTTGGTCTAGTGCAAATAGTCACGGAGTCTAAAGGTAAGAAGAATACAGTTAAGCGTCTTATCGCTGCTCCAGAAACCCTTGATTGGATTTCCAAGCGTTGTGAGAAAGCTGGCCTTACTTCACCTATGTATAAGCCACTTATAATCCAGCCACGTGATTGGAATTTGTCCAACCTTACTAATGGTGTTTACTACACCCGTCATAACCGCCCTGTTAAATTTGTTAAGACTAATAGCAAGCCATACTTCGATGAGTTGAAGCACTGTGACATAGAATTACTGATGTACTCAGTTAACGCTATGCAGCAAACAGCATGGTCAGTTAATAAGCCTATTCTTAAACTCATGAATGAGATGTATGAAAATCAGGTCAAATGGTGTGGCTCAATACCTGCAACAGAGCCTGAACCAAAGCCTGAGCCTTTGAAATCGTTTGATGAGGCAACGATAGAAGAAAAGGCAGCCTTCGCACAGGAGCGGAACAGAGTAGACGTAGGTAATCGTGTAATGGATTCTAAGAGGGTTGCGTTTACTTCAATGCTTGATACCGCCAAGGAATTTAGTCAGTACGATGAGTTCTTCTTTGGCTATCAGCTAGACTTTCGTGGACGTGTATACAGTGTCAGTTCTTACAACTGCATGGGCCCTGATGAAATGAAATCCACACTCCAGTTTGCTAAGGGTAAAGCACTTGGTGAGGATGGTTGGAAGTGGTTAGCTATTCACTTAGCCAACGTGGGTGACTTTGAAACGATAAGCAAAGAAAAGATAAGCAAAGCACCTTTTGAAGAGCGTGTTCAGTGGGTCATGGAAAACGAGCAGTGGATAATGGACTGTGTGGAGAATCCTTGGGACAACCGAAAGTGGGTTGATGCAGACAAGCCTTTCTTGTTTATGGCTGCTGCTATGGAGTGGAAGGGTTTCCTAGAGCAAGGTGACTCATTTGTATCTCACATCCCTGTATCAATGGATGGTAGCTGCTCAGGTCTTCAACATTTAGCTATGGCAATGAAATGCAAGACTACTGCCAAGAGTGTCAACATCATTCCTAATGAAGTACCTCAAGATGTCTATCAGATAGTAGCTGATAAGGTCGTTAAGAAGCTAATTGAAGACTCTCAGCAGCCCTTTGAACACTGGGGTGAGCCTGTCTTAAACAACATGGGGGTAAGAGTACCTAACTATACTGAACTGGCTTTAGAATGGCTGAAATTTGGATTCACTAGGGGGGAGGCAAAGCGAAGCGTAATGACCTATTCATATGGGTCAAAACAGTACGGATTCCGTGAGCAACTCATTGAAGATGTAATGCGCCCAAAAAAGCGTGAATGTTCTAAGACATGCCAGGATTTTCCATTCTCTTATGATGATGGTTATCGTGCAGCCAGTTATGTTTCTCGTCACCTTTGGGACGCTGTGGTTGATACAGTTAAACGTCCAGCTATGCTTATGGAATGGTTAACGTCTGCTGCTAACAAGGTGGCTAAAACCAAGTTCACTATGCCTGATGGTTCAAAGCAGACAATGCCAGTTAGATGGACTACTCCTTTGGGTTTTCCTGTGGTTCAGTCTTATTACAACACTGACTCACATAGGGTAAAAACCAAAATTAATGGGACACTAGTCTTCATGACAATGAGCAAAGAAACAGACCAAATATGCAGTCGTAAGTCTAGTCAGGGTATGGCTCCCAACGTGGTTCATTCTTGGGATGCAGCGCATCTCCAGCTAAGTGTGGCAAGAGCGAAAGAAGATGGCATTAATTCCTTTATGTTAATACATGACAGCTTTGCGACTCATTGTGCTGACACTGGACGCTTTGGTGGAATCATTCGTGAGGCAATGGTTGAGATGTATGAGACTTCAGATGTAGTTCATGAATTATATCTGGAGTTACGCAAACAACTCTTGCCTGAAGATATGGATGACTTCGCATTGCCTCCAGTTAAAGGCAGTCTGGACAGGGCAGCATCACTATCATCTCGTTATTCTTTTGCCTAATAGTTACCATATTGATTGTATTGCAATGTGACGATTATTAAATATTAAAGTTGCACCATAGCCAGACCTAAACCAAGCCCCTCAATTCCGAGGGGTTTCTTGTATATGGAGATTAATTATTAAAGACCTTACCGCAGAGCAAGCACTAGCTGCTCGCCTTCTACAAGCAGGTGAACCATTGCCTCTTGACCTAGCCGCCAAGCTTATTTCGCAGGGCGTAATCCTCGATGAGTTCATCGAAAAGCACATTAACTAATAGCGTATTTACGCACCTGACATATAGGAAATTATATGACCCAAGTAAAGAAGAAAACTAACAAACTACCTATGCACATCTCACCAAAAGGTCGGACTGAATGGGCTAAGTTATGGAAGCCAGATACAAAGTTTAATGTAGATGGTGAATTTGGAACCAAGCTAATCATGGATAACGCAGACGCTACAGACATCATGTCGATGTTAGATGCAGCCCATGAGTCAGCCATTAAGTCAGCACTAGCTGAAACTGGAAAGACCCGAGACAAGCTTCGTGTTACTGACCCTTATGTCGTTAACCAAGAAACTGGTGATGTCACTATTAAGCTCAAGCTTAAAGCAAAAGTAACCACCCAAAAGGGTGACAAGTTTGACCAGAAACCATTGGTCGTTGATGCAAAACGTAACCCCATCACTTCGGAGATTCCACTATGGAATGGCTCACTTGTGCGTGTTGGCTTTCAGGTCATTCCGTATTACACATCGCTTGCTGGTGCAGGGTTATCACTACGTTTACGTTCCGTTCAAGTCATTGAAGCATTGGCTGGTAACAGCGAAGCCACTAGCTTGTTTGAAGACGAGAATGGCTATGAGCATGAAGCCCAAGTAGTAGCTCCAGCAGCCCAAGGCTTTTCAGAAGAATCGGGGGAGGTGAATGAAGCATTCCCCTTCTAAAGACGTAGGTCTGAAGTACGGATTCCGAAGCGGATTAGAAGTACGGGTTGCCAAAGAGTTACAAGCTCAAGGCATCCCCTACACCTATGAAGAGGACAAAATTCAGTACACAAAACCTTCCCGACTTAGTACATACACACCCGACTTCAGGATTGGGAATCTGTACATCGAAACCAAGGGACGCTTTATGGTCGCTGACCGACAGAAGCACATCCTAATCAAAGAACAACATCCTGATTTAGACATCAGGTTTGTGTTCTCCAACCCCAAGCAGCGAATCTCAAAATCTTCACGCACTACATACGCAATGTGGTGTGAGAAACACGGGTTCCTGTATGCAAAGGAGTCGATACCACATCAATGGCTAATCGAAGCAGTACAGAATTAATTGTAATTCACTGCACCGCAACACGACCCAGCATGAAAGATGTTGGGCGAACTGAAATAGACGCATGGCATCGCCACCGAGGATTTTTTGGTGTGGGATACCACCACATTATTAAGCGTGATGGTGTTCTAGAAGAAGGTCGTCATCCAGACAAAGTGGGCGCACATGCCCGTGGCTTTAACTCTATTTCTATAAGCATCGCAATGGTCGGGGGCGTTACTGAAAATGACGTGAACGTACCAGAAGACAATTTTACCGAAGAACAATGGGTGACTCTTAAAGCACTCGTTTCAAGGCTGACGGAGTTATATCCAGACGCTGAAGTTCTTGGCCATCGTGACCTACCCAAAGTTTCTAAAGACTGCCCAAGCTTCGATGTGAAGCAGTGGTGGGCTGATGAAATTATTAAAGTAGCACCATAGCTAGACCAAAACTAACGCCTTCAATTCTGAGGGCGTTTCATCATTCTTATGAACTCAATATCTGAGAGAGAAAAAAATTATGACCCAAACAAATACAGTAATTAATCACCTGAATAACAACCGCAAGTTAACTTCAATTGAAGCGATAGGCTTGTACGGAATCACACGCCTTGCTGCTGTGGTTTTCACCTTGAGAAAGAACGGGCTTGACGTTAACACGACCATGAAGGATGGCGTGAACAAGGGCCAGTACGCTGAATACAGTTTAGCTCACTGACCATGAGGGAACATGACGACAGTCCCGTGGTGGGGCGTGAACCCTGCCCAGATTGTGGTTCCCGCAACAACCTAACCCGATACGCATCAGGCCGAGCTTATTGCTTTACGCCTGACTGCGCTCGACTTGAGTGGCCTGATGATGATGGCGAATACAAACCTCAAACTCCAAGGACTCGTATGGCTAGTGATTTAATAACAGGTGAAATCAGTGCGCTACGGCAACGTGGTATCTCTGAAGAAACTGCACGACATTTCGGGTACAAGATTGGTTCACACCGAGGCCAGCCTGTACATATTTGTCCATTACATAACGTAGATGGACAGTTAGTAGCACAACAACTGCGAACCTCAGACAAAGAGTTCCCCATCCTTGGCGACTTTAGTAAGACACCAATGTTTGGCACGAAGCTTTGGTCAAAAGGGAAGAAGGTTGTAGTCACTGAAGGCGCACTTGATGCAATGTCATTAAGCCAAATTCAAGACAACAAATGGCCTGTGGTTTCACTACCTAATGGAGCAGCAGGGGCAGCTAAAGCAATCAAAGCTAACCTGTCTTACTTCAATAATTTTGAAGAGGTCATCCTGATGTTTGATGCAGATGACGCAGGGGAGAAAGCTGCAAAGGCTTGCGCTCCACTGTTCGCTGCTGGTAAATGTTTCATCGCTACCATCAATGGTTATAAGGATGCTAACGAAGCACTGATGGCTGGTGCTAGTCGTAAGATTCTTGAGGCGATGTGGAATGCAAAGGTGTACCGACCTGATGGCATTGTGTCCTTAGCTGACATCCGTGAAGAGTTAGACAAACCTGTTGAGTGGGGCTTGTCTTGGTACTTAGATACCTTAAACAAGCAAACCTATGGAAGACGAAAAGGTGAAGTCTACTGCGTGG